ACGGCTGTTGATAAATACTTAGATAGAATTGCTAATCAAGCAGGGCTAATAAGATATGAAGCTACAAAAGCAGTTAGAAAAGGAACATTTAAAGATGGAAATGGTGTATTGATGGATATTCCACTAGAAAGTAGATTTACTGTAGATGAGCTAACTTTTATCGCTATTGAAAAAATAAACACAGGGGAATATAAATTAGAATGTGAGACAGCTGGTATGGCAGGAAATAACATTTCTGGCAATCTAATTCCAGTTGATTACATACAAAATTTAGCAATTGCGACTATAAGCGATATTATAATTCCAGGAGAAGACGAGGAAAGCGACGATGAGCTTAGAGAAAGATATATTGAAAGTGTAACATCACCAGCTTTTGCAGGAAATATAACTGATTATCGTAATACAGTAAAAAATATTGATGGGGTTGGAGATTTAAAAGTAATTCCTGTGTGGAATGGTGGTGGAACTGTAAAGTTAATATTATTAGACAGTGATTATAAAACACCTTCACAATCATTAATAGATAAAGTACAAAACGAAGTATTTCCATCGACAAGTGGCAATATCGGAATTGCTCCAATTGGGCATAATGTAACAGTTGTAGGTGCAACATCTTTGAACATGAATATAAACACAAAAATAACATTGCAGGATAATTATACATTGAATGGAATAGAAGAAGAAATAACTGAGGCTATAGAAAGTTATCTGTTAGAGTTAAGAAAAAAATGGGCTACATCAGATAATATAATTGTAAGAATATCACAAATAGAAACGAAAGTGTTGGGAGTTGAAGGGGTGCTGGATATAGAAAATACAACAATTAATTCGCGAAATGGAAATGTACAATTAAATTTTGATACAATCCCCGTTTTAGGAGAGGTCGTGATAACTAATGGCTAAGAATATAATAGAATATTTACCACTTTTTTTGAGAAACGTAAGTGAAATTAACGAAATAACAGATACAGAAAATGTTGAACTGGATAATTTACAATCTAAAACTGATTTGATAGTAAATGAAACTATTGTGGATTTAGCCAGTGAATATGGTGTAAGCAGATATGAAAAAATATTCAACATTGCCAATAAAGAACAAAACTTAAATGAGAGAAAGTTCGTAATCGAATCTATATTCTCTAACAGAGTTCCATTTTCATTGAATTGGTTAAAAAATAAATTAAATCAGCTTGTGGGAAAAGATAATTATACAATTGACATAGATTATGAAAATTATAAATTAACGATAAGAATATCTTACTTATTTCCAAATGCTGTTAGCCTATTAAAAAAAGATTTAAGAAAGAGCATACCTGCTAATTTAGAATTAGAAGTGTATCAAAATCAAAATGAAATGTCAGATGTTTACATTGGCGGAGCTACAAGTCAAGGTTGCTTCGAAGAATTATATGAAATATAAAGGGGGAATAAAGATGCCTAATTTTAATGGAATTGTAGTAACTAATTTAGGTAAAACCTTGCTTGCAAAAGCTCAGCAAGGTAAAAGATTATGTTTTTCCAAAGTGCAATTGGGTTCTGCAAATGATATCACAAACCCTGCGGAAAAAACAACAGTTACAAGCCCGTTTTTAACTACAGAAATCAGAAGTGTAAGTTCAACTACAGATGGTTCAGCAAGAATTTCAACATTTATAACTAATAAAAATCTAACGCAATCATACGTGTGGAGAGAAGTAGGGTTATTTGCGATAGATCCCGATACCAGCCAAGAGGTTCTATATGCGTATAAATGTGCTGGAGAAAATGGTGAAAGTATTCCTGCTGGTGGTAGTGCAGATATAATAGAAAAAATTTTTGATATTATTATAAAGGTACAAGATGCAGATAATATTACAGCAGTAATAGATGGAAGCACGGTACATGTTTCGAGAGATGAAATTGTGCAGGAACTAGAAGATTGTGAAGATGAGCAATATAAAGTTCCATCTGCTCAATTGTTTTTTGAAGAAAACGAAAAGAAACTAGACAAAACTGGAGGAACCATTACAGGTAAGTTAGTAGTAAATAATGGAATAGAAGGAAATTTAAAAGGAAATGTAACAGGTAATATTACGGGCAATGTTACGGGGGATTGTAGTGGCTCTAGTGGTAGTTGCACTCGGAAACGCAGGAAGTGCAACAAAGCTACAGACTTCAAGAACAATTGCATTATCTGGTGGAGCAACAGGAACAGCTACAAGTTTTAATGGAACCGCTAATATTATAATACCAGTCACAAGTTTGGACTCTAGTAAATTGTCTGGAACAGCAAGCATTAATACAACAGGAAATGCAGGAAGTGCAACCAAATTGCAGACTTCAAGGAGCATTAATGGTACTAGTTTTAATGGTACAGGTGATATAACCACTTCAAAGTGGGGAACATCAAGAAATATAGCGATAAGTGGGGCTGTTTCTGGAAATGCCAACATTGACGGTAGTAAAAATGTAGAAATTAGTGTTGCACAGTACGATACGGGGTGGGTTGATATGTCACAATATATAAATACAAATTTTTTTAGTGTAGATACAGCTTGGAAACCTGCTGCAAGAAGAATAGGAAACGTTGTGTATTGGCGTGGAGCAATAATTCCACAAAGAGAAACTCAAGTTAATTTTGAGACAGTTTCATATAGCATTCCTTCCACTTTCCTGCCAACGACAAAAGTATCTGTGGCTGGAACTAGATACATGGCAGCGAACAGTAGTGGTGAAAATTATTATAATTTGATTTTATTGTCAACTGGAAGAATGACACTTAGCCAGCGCGAAAATTTAAAGGTTACAGAATCTATGTATGCGTATTCATTATGTCCGTTAAGTGGCTACACAGTAGACTAGGAGGTGCGACATGAGAAAAGACATACAAATAGATGTAAATACAGAAACAAATTTCATATCAAAAGATAGAAAAGAACTAGGAATATCAACCGAAAACTTGCAAGGTAAAATAATCTTCAAACCCGAACCGTTTATAAATGGAGCCTGCCGTTTGTACATAGAACGGACAAGGCTCTATTTTGATGGAAAAGGAAGAAGATTGTTATACACTGGATATCAAGAATAGTCTGCTAAAAACACCACGGCATTGAAATTTGTTTCAAAATTACCGAGGCAGAGAATGAAAAAGGAATACCGATTTTTGCTACTAAAAAAATCTACTTAGAAGTACTGGATACAATAGAAACAGACGAAGAAATACCAGAACAGTACCCAACGTGGATTGAAACGTTCGATAGCAAAATAGCAGAAATACAAACGCTAGAAGAAACTGTAACAGACAATGAAAATACTAGACAAGAAAATGAAATCAACAGAGAAAATGCAGAAACTAGCAGAAATGATGCAGAAAATTTACGTCAACAGGCAGAAACAACGCGACAATCGAACGAAAATGACAGAATTTCAAATGAAAATAGCCGAAGACAGTTTGAAAAAGAAAGGTCAACAAATGAATTAACAAGGCAATCAAATGAAAATAGAAGGCAATCAAACGAAAATATGCGTGAAGAAAACGAAGGAGAACGTATTCGTAGCGAGCAAAGCAGAATGGTAGCTGAACGTAATAGGGAGCAAATAACAAAAAATGCAGTAGATAACATAGTTGATTTAACTAATCAGTACAACGAAAACGCTAGTGAAAAATTATCAGAATACAATGAAAATGCGACAGAAAAAACTACTGAATATAACGAACTAGCAGATACTAGAAAAACAGAACTAAATGACATTGCAGAGGGAATTGAAGATTTAACAACGGCAATACAGTTCGCAAATTTTAAGGTAGATGACAACATGCACTTGCAGATAATTCAGGCAGAAAAAATGAAAAATACAAATTTTATATTTGACCCAAACACGGGTAGATTGGGGGTAAGAATAAATGAATAGGGTAACAGATTTGCGGAAAAGTAGGTGTAACACCTCGAAAGGCATATTCTAGCACAGCCACATACGAACGATTAGATATTGTCACGTACGATGGTTGTTCTTTTGTTTGCTTGAAAGACTGTACTGGTATACCGACCAGCAACGCAGAATACTGGCAGGAAATAGCCCATAAAGGTGTATTTACCGAACAGGACAAGCAGGAGTTTAAAGAGGCAGTAGTACAAGAGTCTAAAAGCGAAATAGACGCCCATACAGACGATAAGAAAGAAGAGATAGATAATTATACTACCGCACAAGAAAACAGCCTTAAAAGTGAACTAGACACGTACACAACAGGCAAAGAAAGACAGTTGGACACAAAGGAAACCGCATTGGAAGCTGATATGACAGCTAAGAAAAACGAGCTAATACAAGAAATATCAAACGCACAGGACGGTTTCGACGACAATGTAACAAATAAGACAAACGCATTTAATCAAAATGCAAGTGAAAAAACAGCAACATTAAATGGAATACTAGACGGCGTAGAGGATATGGTAACAGCAATACAATTACCACAGTTCTATGTAGATGATGAATTACAAATACATAGTGTTACAACAACAAAATTAGCCAACATAGATTTGTACTATGATGACGAAACTGGAGATTTTAAGGAAGGAGTGAAAGCAGTTGAGTAATATAAGTGAAGACAGAGTTTTAGGAAGAATAGGAACAGTTTTAAAAGGGGAATATGATAGCACCGTAAAATACACAAAGCTAAACCAAGTTACATACAATGGTTCTTCTTATACTTTAAAGGTAGCAGAGGCTACAGGAATAGTACCAACAAACACAGATTATTGGATTTGTTCATCTGAAAAAGGTGACAAGGGCGACAAAGGAAACAAAGGTGATAAAGGCGATACACCCGTCGCAGGCGTAGACTATTACACGAATGAAGAACGTGAAATGTTCAAAAATGCAGTAATAGACGCGTCAAAGCAGGACATTGAAAATTTGACAGAAACTAAAATAACAGAATTTAACAGCAATGCAACCGAGAAAACGAATACGTTCAATACTAATGCAACGCAGAAAGTATCAGATTATAACGAAAATCACACGGCAAAGTTAAGTGAGTATAATAGAACCGCTGAGGAAGTAATAAATTCATTCGATATTGTTAGCGAATACATAGATGCAGAACATGACACATTTGTGACAGATGAAAATATAGAAACAACGATAAATGATAGTACGAAATGGTATGGAAAAATTGATGTTAGGGGTAGAACAGAACAGGAACAATACAGTGGAAAAAATTTATTTAACATATCAGCTAGTTCGGGAAAAAACGGCGGTGTAGAAGTAACTGTAGCTAATAACAAATTAACAATGGAAGCCATATCGACAAACGGTTCACAATTTGTAATATATTTAATTGACGGATTAGACGAAACAAAAACGTACAATTTTTCGTTCAAAGCAAAAAAAATAGTAAAAGGTACTGACGGCGATGGCAGAATTAGGGCATATTTGGCAGGTTCAAACGATGGTGAAAATTACACGCGAATTACATATGCAGATATATCAAAC